CTTGATCCGGAGATCGCCGATGAAGCCGGGGGCGACGTGAGCAACGCTATTGACGTCCATCCGGATAAACGCCTTCGTTGCCCAGGAGGGAACGGGGAGCTTGATCGCGGAGTTGACGCCGTTACCGGACGGCGGCCAGAAGGTGAACGTCGAAGACGTCAGATCCTTGTCCGTCGCTCCAGCCGGGATGATCTTCACGTAGCGGCTCTCACGAGGGAGAGCCAGCTTGCGAAGGTCCGTAATCATGGCCGTGGTGATCGTTCCGGTCGACGCTGGAATGTCGACGCGGGCGAGAGTGATCGCGGAGCGGCCGGAGTAGGCCGGAATGTCCTGGAGTCGCTTCGTACCGGCCGGGACGTTGGAGATTACCCGCGTGTAAACGTAGGGGCCCACTCGCGGGTCGGTCGGATTCTGCCAGGGCTCACCGGCCATAAACGGGTCTTCGATCTGGGCCACGATCAGGTCGACTCGACCGGCGCCGGAGCCCGTCGGGGCTATGGCGACGACGTCCTCGATCGGATTACGAGCGACGTAAGTCTGGGAAGTGCCGCCCGCTGCCCGGTTCCTCACCAGGGCCGCGCCAGCAGCAACGCGGACAGATCCGCCAGGAACGGCCAGCGCTCGAACCTTCAGATCGCCGGGGGTCACGATGCCCTCGGCGCCGGAGGTCGCGGCGTAGGCCATGAGGCGGGCAACTTCGGGGGAGTGCTGAGCGCCGCCACCGACAAACCACGGAACAGAGTCCCAAGCCATAAATTTTCTCCTTCTAGGGGGTTGTGTAGGCGTCGCGCCAGCGGGTCGTTACGCTGGCGGTGCCGGAGTCGGAAGTGCCTCGGAGGACGAGCTCGTAGGAGCCGGGAGGAATGGCGGCCTTTGAAAGCCGCGTAGAGGTACGGGTGAGAGAGCCAGCCACGCTCGCGCCGTTCCGGAGGATCGAGCGGACCCAGGGCCGCGTATCGACGACGAGCTTCTGATCGAAGGCTAGGGACGTCCGAAACTCCATCTTCAGAAGGCCGACGATCTCGACAATGGGGTTCACGATCGGGCCTTGGATCTCGAAGACCGGCCACGTCGAAACCTCGCCGCCGATACGTATCACGGTCGATCGGTCAGAGGTCGCGGTCGTCGCCAGGGGGGAAGCCAGGGGAGCAATGAGGCCGCCTCCAGGCGGAGGCTGGAGGGCGACGTTCACGGATTGCTCGCCGCCGTACCAAACGTCTTCGGCGCACGCGAAGTCGGCCACGACGTGAGCGAGTCCCTGGGGGAGGTACTCGTCATTCGAGGCGAAACGCCGGGGGCGGCCGAAAGTGACTCGACCGCCTCCCGACGTCAGCATTGCTACAGCGCCGGGCGACTGACGGATCTTGTCAGCCCTCCAGGCTTTGCCCAGGCGCCCCAGGAGCGTCCGTCCGTCTGTCTCGTCCTTTCCGTCCACGGCGAGCTCGAACGTGATCGTCCGGCCGCCGTGGAAGTCAGCCCCGAAGATAACGCCGTCCGCCCGAGGGCGAGCGGCGTCTTCAGAGTGGATCTCGGTCGGGCCGAGATCCGGGGCTTCAGTGAACACAAAGCGGGATGCGATAGTGCCGAAGGTCAGCGCCTCGCCTGGGTAGGACAGGAGCCAGTCGTTAGGCATATACGCCTCCTCGTTTGATGCGTCGGGTATGGAAAAGAACCTCGTCCATGTCCTCGCGGACGCTGCCGGAGGACTGGAGGGTGAGAGAGCCGATCAGCGGCGAACCGCTCGGCGTCGTGCCGTCGCCAGGAGCGCCGGTAACGGAGCCCGCCTCGACGTCCGGAGACGAGAAGGACGGGGCAGGGGGAACGAGGGACTTAGCCGCCTTTTTGACGTGCTTCGAGCCCTTCGTGATACCGACGGCCATTCCCTGAGCGGTGAAGTCGCCGATCTCCATGAAGACGCGAGAGGGCGAGTGGATGCCGAGGAGGTTCTTCGCGAAGTCGATCGCGCCGCCGATAGCGTCGCCGATAGCCTTTCGAACCGCGTCGACCGCGCCGCCGATGCCGTTGGCGAGGCCCTGCATGAGGTCTTTACCGACCTGGAGCATTTTCCCGCCGAGGTCGCCCATGGCGCCCGTAATCTTTCCCCAGAGACCAGAGAAGAAATTGAGCACGGCGGAGATGCCGGTTTCGACGCCCTTCGTGATGTTGCTCCAGGCGTCAGCCAGGAACGAGGAGATCCCGCTCCATGCGTTGTTCCAGACGCCCGAAATGAACGACAAGCCCGCGCCGATCAGAGATCCGACGAGGTTTATCGCTCCAGTCACGGCGGCGACGATCAGGTTCCAGACGCCGGAGAGGATATTTCCGATCCCGGTCCAAACCTGCTCCCAGTTGCCGGAAATGATCCCGGTGACAACCTGGATAATTCCCTGGACGATCTGCATAGCGGCCGTGATCACGTTGGCGATAATCCCGAAGACCGTCACGACGACGGGCATTAGGGCGTTGATCGCCGGGATCAGGAGCCCCATAAGGAGCGAGATCAGCGGCCCGATCGCCGCAATGATGCTCCCGAAGATCGAGACGACAGGAGGGAGGATTGCGGTTACGAGGTTCGTAATGATCGGCGAGAGTTGCGTGATCAGCGTCGTCACGAGCGGGAGGACCGCGTTCAGGACACCCATAACGACAGGCGCAAGCTGTGTAAACGCATTGCCGAGGAGCGTTACGATCTGGACGACGGCGGGCATGAGCGCGACGAAGGTTCCAGACAAGGCCGTGACCAGCGAGTTAATGACCGGCATGAGGTTAGTCAGCGCCGTTCCCAGGACTCCAGCGACGGCCGTTCCCAGGGAGGTAAAGGCGTCGAGGAGGGCAGGGAGGACAGGCTGAATAGCCTTGAAGATCACACTCAGCGGCGAGAACGCGGACACGAGTCCGAAGACTTGCGGGATCAGCGGGAGAATCGCGTCGAAGACCGGCCGGACGGCGTTAGCGACTTGCTCGAAGAAGCCAGGGAGGCCCGAGCTCGTCACGTCGCCGTCGTTCGCCTTCCAGGCGGCGCCGAAAGCCCTCACGGCGCCCTGGAGCTCAGTCCAGGTGCCCTTGAACTGATTGAACAACGGGAAAAGGGGCTGAAGCTGGGTTCGAACGTCCAGGAGGACGCCGACGAGCGGGGAGTCTTCCTCGACGTTGAACGCCTCGCGGAAGGCCGTCGTGAAGTCGCCCGTCTTCAGGAGGTCGACCATGGCGCCCCACGCCTTACCGACGCCACCCTCGCCGAGCCAGGAGGCCCAGTTTTGGAGGGTCGGCATAACGTTCTGATTGATCCAGCCGAACGTCGTCGTCAGGACCGGGAGGAACGCGCTACCGATAGCGGCCGTGATGTTTCCCCAGCCCGCTTTCATGCGCTCCAGTTGGCCGGAGTAGGTCGACGCCTCTTTAGCGAAGTTGCCGTGAGCGTCGGCCGTCTGCTTCGTGATCAGCGAGAGGATCGCGGCCTTTTTGGCTGTGTCGGCGTACTCGCCGCCCACCTTCTCGGCGCCCATAGCGGCGGCCTCGGCTTCGACAGCGGCGGCATTCAGCGTTACGCCGTACCGCTCGATCGGGTCCATTTCGCCCTTCAGCGCCGAGGAGAGAGCCTCGACCGCTTCGGAGGTCGTGCCGCCGAACATGGAAGCCATATCGGCGCCCTGGGTAATCAGGGTGTTGGTCTTACCGGCGAGCTCGTCCATAGGGATGCCCGCGTTTTTCAACTGGGAACCGATCAGCGTTCCGAGGGTGTTGTACTCGTTCTTTGTCAGGCCGACGGCCATAGCCGCCGAGTCGGACCACTGGAGCATCTGGGCCGAAGAGCCCTTGAAGACCGTCTCGATCGCGCCGATGCTTTGCTCTAGCTCACCGGCCGCAGCGATTGACTTCGTGACGAAGCCGCCGATAGCAGCGGTACTGACGATTGCCAGGGCGGGAGCGACGAGGCCCTTGAAGGCGCCCGCAAAGGCACCCCCGGACTTCGCGCCCCCGTCCTTCCCGGCTTTCGTCATGGGGCCGTCGACTTCGCCGCTCAGCGCGGACGCGAAGCCCTTCGCGGACGGAATGACCGTCAGGGTCGCGTAGCCGACATTGGACAATTTGCCTCCTTACGTGGGGGTGGGTTCGGTCCTCGCCTTTTGGCGCTCCAGGGCGCGGCGAAGTTCCGAGTAACGGGAAGCCCGTTTCGGTTGGGGCCGCTCGGGGTGAGCGGAGCCCGTCCAGGCTTGGTAGAGGTCAGCCAGTAGGAAGGCGTGAACGTCCCAGCCGGTGGGAACTTCGCTTGCCTTGCGGGCCGTGGCCGATTCGACCGGGAGGCAACTAATCAGGACGGATAGCCGTCGGAGCGAGAGCTCGCCTCGCCAAAAGTCCGCGAGGTCGACGTGGTAGAAGCGCTGGAGATCGGCCTCTACCGTGTCGGTATCCTCGGTCAGTAGCGAGACGAGCGCCGCTAGTTTCCCGCGAGCCCGAGAGCCTTCTGGATCTCCTTCACGAAGTCATTTACGACGCCGACCTTCGGCTTCGTTGCCTTGAATGCGTCGTGTTGCTTCTCGCCGAGGACGAGCCGGAGGAAGGTCGCGATCTTGCCGGACTCGTAGGCTTCCAGGGCCTCGTAGTCCCATTCGGTCGTCGGGTCGAGCAAGTAGTCGATCCCACCGAAAGTGAAAGGGATCTGTTCGTTCAGTGCTTCAGCGGCGGCGGCGGACTTAGTCATGGTTTGTTGCTCCTTAGCGCGGGTCAGGAAATGGAATGAGAGGCGCGGGTAAGGGGGAAGAAAGAGGAGAGCCCCCCGCGCGGGAGCTCTCCTCTTGTGGGGCCGCCTACGGAGCGGCGGCCGGGTCCTTCTCGACGGTCGTGTAGAGCGTGCCGTCAGATTCGGGGTAGATAACGACGGTGATCTCGTAGATCGAGGGCTCGGTTTCCGATTCCTTGATTTCGCCTACTTCGATCACTTCGGCGCTCTTGGCAAAGCGGCGCTTTTTCTTCGCGCCGTCGGTTACCTCGAAGCCGACGGAGAACTTCGCGCCAGCGACAGGGGCCTTGATCTTGCCGGTACGGACGCCGGTCGTGACAGTACGGGTCGAGCCGGGGTTGACCAGCTGGAAAACAGTGTCGTTGTCTTCGAGGGCCACGAACTTGAAGGTTCGCTTGTGCTTGGACGCGGTACGGCGGAACAAGAGCCCGCCCCAGGCGTAGTGTTCCGAAGAGTCGCCTTCGCGTCCTTCAGTGATGCCTTCCTCGCCGTCCAGGAGGCCGACGGCCTTCCAGGTGGCGCCCCAGGCCGCCGTAACGTCGGTGGGGCCGACGGCATTTTCCGGCGCAATGAAGACGTCGGCGCCGGTCCAAAGTGCAGTGTTCTTAGCGTCACCCGCCATGGGTGCTCACGCTCCTATCTTTAGGTCAGTTGAACCGGCTGGAGCCGGGTCGTGATGGTGAAAAACGAGAGCGGGAGGCCCGTCTCGTCGTCGGTCGTCGGCAGAGGCCCAGCGACGGGAGAAGACCCGCGGATCTCGGCGCTACTGGCGGCCAGGAGGAGCCCCTCGCAGATCGCCGCGAGCTTCTCGGCCAGTCCGACGTCGCGGTGGAAGACGAGGACGCGGATCGTCGCTCGTCCGTCCAGGCGGGCGTCTCGGAACTTGCCGTCAGAGCGGACTTGGACGTAAGGCAACGGACGGTTTTCGTCGGCGCCTGGAAGATCTTTCGTCGATACCGTGGCGCCCAGGACGGCGGGCTCAGTACGACGGGCCAGGAGCGCCCGGAGGAGGTCGCGGACGGCGAGCTGAGCGTCCGGGAAGATGATCGGCTCTCTCACTTACGCCGTCGCTTCACTTCCAGGCCCGCAGACGAGGCGGCCTTGACGAGATAGCCTCGTTTCGCCTCGATCGCGAGTCCGGCTGGATGCGCCAGGGTGATATCCACGGCGGGACGGGCTGATAAGCGGCCACCGGCCGCCGTTCGGGATCGCGTCGTGACGTCAACCGGCTTACCGGAGGCCGTCGGGGAGCCAACGTTGCCCTTGACGGACTGACCGAGGCTCTCGACAGCGTCGGCAACCTCAGCACGCCGGAGAACGTCGGCGATACCTCGGCTATCGAGCTTCACTTTGCGGGCCATGGAGCTCCTTTCAGGAGGTCACGAGGCGCGTCAGAGTGGCCGTCGTGAAGGTTTCAGTGGCGAGGCCGGCTCGGACCTCGGGAGTCCCGTTGATCCGCCACAATTCGGCCTTGATTTCGATTCGGTCGTTCTCCTGGAGGCCAGGATCGCCAGGAACGAAGAGCTTCTTTTCGTTCTCGCTGACGTGAACCGTCGCGCCGTCCGCGTCAGTGGACGAGACAGCCTGGATATGCGCCCCGATCAGCGGGACGGGCTGGGCAACCGTCCAGTCTTCGACCGGGTCGCCGTAAGAATCAGTGGTCATATTCGGCCTCAGTCGGTAAATGACAGGGGAGAGGCCGGGGACATTCAGAAGCATTCGAGATCCTCTTCAGAGAGCAGCGGGAACCCCTCGCCGCCCTCCTCTTGGCCCTCCTGGAGGACGTAATAGGTGCCGTCTACTTTCACGAGTACGGCTCGTAGGCGCTCGGGGTACGGATGGAGCCCACAAAGCCACCGGAGCGGCCAGAAGCGGCTCGGCGGATCTGGGCAACCTCTCGGGCGGTCAGGTAGACGCCGGAGGTATCGGTCAGGCCGATGGAACGCTCGCCGAGGGACTCGTTTTCGATCCCTCGGGGGTTTTCAAACTCGCGACGAGCGGCCTTCAGGACGACGAGGCGGACCACCTTCGGGCAGTCGGTTTCCCACTTGGCGGCCTTCGTCTCGGAAGCTTCAGCCAGGGCCAGGATCGCGGCGTCTTCCAGAGCCTTCTCGGCGCGGCTCTTGTCGACGCCCTCCAGCGAGCCCGGAACAAGGCCCAGGCGTTGCTCTAGCTCGCTAAGAGGAGGTTCTATGGGTAAAGGCACGTTTCGACTCCTTTCAGGAGCTCAGAGAGCCGTAGAGCGCCCCGCGAAGGGCGCCCTACGGATCTCAGCCGGACTAAACGGCGACGGTGCTCGTCTTCACGCGGACAATGCCGCCGTTCGGGATCTCGGTAACGGTGGCCGTGCCGCCCTTGCTCTGACCGTTCACCGGAGCGCCGTCGTTGTAGGTGCGCTCGATCTTGTAGGTCGGCAGGAGAGCCACGCCGGAGAAGGTCGAGACGAACGAACGGTCGACGGTCTTCTCAGCCAGGTAATCGCGCATGTAGCGGAGGCTGAAGCCCTTCTCGTTCACGGTCGCGCCGAAGCTCGCGCCCTGGGGTACGACAGGAGCGCGGGTAACGAGGGTGACGGCGTCGCGGTGGAACGCGATAATTTCGTCCTCGTCCAGGCGGGTGTTCTCCACGATCGTGAAGCCTCGCACCTGACCGACGTTTGCCTCGCGCAGAGCGGCGGTGGAGCCGGACTGAGAGGCGTCGGTCAGAACCTTGGAGTCGAGCAACTGGGCGTAAACCTCAGTGCCGACGGCGACGTTCAGGCCGGAGGCAGAAACGCCGTTGTCGCGGAGGATCTTGCGGATCGCGGTGAAGGTGCGAACCGGGTCGTTCTCGTCGTAGGCGACGGAAGTCGTCTCTTCAACGCCCTGGAGGGCGGTCGCTACGCGGTGTTCCAGGAGGTCGACCACGGCGGCGGCCTGGGGCGCCAAAACCTGCTTGGAGAAGTCCGTCAGGTTGAGGGTCAGATCCTTCTCGGACAGCGGAACCGCGCTGTAGTCGTGAGCGCGGTTCAGGTTGATCGTGTGGAACGTCTCGGCGATCTCGTCCATGAGGATGGAGTTAGTGACGTCGTCGATCGCACGAGAGCGGGCGACGAGGGTCGTCGGGATCGCCAGGGCGACGGGAGCGCCGCCCTTGCCACCGGCCATGAGGTCGTTCTCGAAGTTGCGAGACACGAGGCCGGACAGGAGGGCGTCCTCGTTCACGAGGGAGGCCAGAACGCGAGCGGCTTCGCCGGGAGTGTAGAAGTCGTTTGCCATGAGGGAATGTGTCCTTTACAGGTAGAGGGGAGGGGGGAGGAGTGAGCAAGCTCTAACGCTCGCGAGCGGCCTTAGCGATTGCGTCGGGGTCGAAGGGGGCCGGGGCGTCGCCGCCGTGGCCTGGGACGAGGTTCGGCTTCGGCGTACCGGGAAGCTCGGCAGTGCTGTCGCCCTTATCGGCGTTTTCGCCGTCGGCGGGCTTGCCGATCTTCGCGAGGCGTTCGGCCTTGCTCATGAGCTCGTCCTCGGTTTCGCCGGAGAGCAAGTCGGAGAAGTCTTCGAGCTCGGGGTGCTTCCGAAGCACCTTCTGGAGAGCTACTTCGCGTTCCCGGTCCTTCGCCGTCTTCTCGATCTCGGCGAGGCGATCCTGGAGCTTCTGAAGCTCGCTCTTGCCTTCGTCGGCGGCGGCGTCCTTCTCGACCTTCAGGTTGTCCCGTTCGGTCTTCAGATCGTCGCGTTCCGTCTTCAGGCCAGCCACTTCGGCGCGGAGGTTCTGGACTAGACGCCAAGCCTTCTCGGCGTCAAAGTCGTCGCCCCAGGGATTCTCGCCTTCCGGCTTCGAGTCCTTGGTCGCGTCGGTGTTCTGTGCTTCGGTGTTTGCCATGTGTAAACGTCCTCCTGGGACGGGTAAGCGCCTCGTACCTGACGGAGCGCGGGTGATTTTGGGCATGAAAAAACCCGCCTGGGCCGAAGCCGAAGCGGGTTATTCAGTGGGAGAGGTTACTCTCCCCATTCCTTCCTTACGTCCGCGATTATCGCGGGGAGGAATTGATCGTTTGGAGTTGTGTGGAGTGTCCGGGAGAGGATCTCGTCCCACAACTCGCGGGCCGGGACGCCTCTCTCGGCGCCGTCATTCATGAGTCCTCGGACGAGCTCGCGGATCACATAGCCGAGCTTCTCGGCGTCGATCTCGGAGAGGAACGCGAGCCGGTCTGGATCTTGATAGATCAACCAGCCCACAGTCTCGTCGTCAGGAACCCAGATTCTCGCGACCGTTCCAATCGCTTCCCAATCAGGCGCCGGGTAGCGCTTCGGGGAGTAACTGAGAATGAACGGCTCGGAGGCTCTGTCTTCGAGCATCCATATCTCCTTTCGATAGTCACGTCAAGCTTAGCACGCGAGTCGCCTCACGCTACTGGAACGGCTTCGAGGCCGGGGTCGGGGTTGCCGTCCGGCCAAATTCGATCGGGTCGACGTCCTTCGGGATCGCCTCAGCTTCGACAACCCAGTGGTGACCATTCGGGGACTTGTAGACGTTGTGAATGTAGATGCTCGTCGAGCGAGCCAGGAGCATTTCCCGCTCGCCGTGGTACTGGCTGAAGGGATCGACCCAGGAAACGGGATATCCCTCGGGAATGCGGATCTTCATCTGTACGGAGCCGCCGAATGAGGAGTTATCGGCCGCGCCGGACATAGCCGTAGACGTGTAGCCGTGGTTCGTCTGGACGGAGCCGATCAGATCCTCGGGAGGCGGCGGCGGTAGGCTCCTGGAGCGGTTACCGTCGGCCAGGGCGAACTCGTCCCAGCCGGTGCCTCGCGTCACGATAAAGTCCTCGGTCGCCGTGTGGAACGCGCCGTCAGCGTCGCGGGTCACTGGGCCCCAGGAGTCCGAAGGGACTTTATCGGGGTCGGCCAGCTTGCGAAGCGACTCGTTCCAGGGCCGGTAAGACCCGCCAGTGTACTTATACAGCGCGTCTTTGCCTGGGCCCTCGGCGGGGATCTTGTAGCTCTTGTTTGCCCACTCGACCGCCTCGCGGTTCGTCTGGAAGATCCGAGCGCCGTCCATGCCTTTCGCGACGGACGTCACGCCGTTTACCTCGCGCCACTCCTCGATATAACGCTTGTAGCGCGTCATTCGGTTGCGGTAGGCGGTCAGCTCTTTCTTGTACGCCGCAGCGGCGCCAGGAATAGGCTCGTCGGCCTTTTTGATCGCCTTCAGCGCGTCCTCGTAGAGGGCGTCGTCGAGGTAATGCATGGTCTTTAGCTGAGCCAGCGCGGCCGTGTCGTGATTGTCGATCACGCGGCGGACGAGGCCATAGTTGAGCGACTTCGTCAGGTCGTTCTTCGGGTTGCCGGTCTTCGCGGCGAAGTCCGAAAAGCGCTTTTTCATAGCCTCGTGCCACTCGTCAAAAGCAGCGGGGCCGAGGGTCGTCGCGGGCTTCGGCTCGATCGGCTTGACCGGCGCGGGCTTGCCCTGCCATTTCTTGATCTTCGCGGCTTCAGCGGCGGCCTTCTTCGCCTCTTCCTCGGCGGCCTTCTGGGCGGCCAGGGTTTCGGCTTCGCGTGCTGCCTTCTCGGCTTCAGCCTGGGCGACTCGTTGCGTCTCGTAGGCCGCCTGGGCGGACTTGCGAGCCTCGACGATCACCGGGGAGGCAATGTGCTTAGCGACCTTCTCCGTGAACGTCTGGAAGACCGGAGAGCCTGGATCATTCACGGCGGCGCCGTAGAACGAGCGCCACTCGTTGATATTGAGCGTCGTACCCTTCGAGCGGCCGGGGAGCGGGTTACCGTCCTCGTCGACGCCGTCCCAGAGGCGGCGCAGGGCCAGGGCGTCAGGGCTCCAGCCGTCGTGAGGGTCGCCCTTGAAGAACGGCCGGACAGAGCAGCCGCAGCCGTTATGAGCTCGGAAGCGGGCCGTTTCCTTGCTCTTGTAGTCCGGTCCACGGCTTAGGAGCATGGCGCAGAAGTGGCAAGGTTGGCCGTCGGAGACGCGGCTCCAGCCGAGGGCGTCTTTGTCGTTCTGGACGAGCTTGATCAGCCCTTGCCTGGGCGCTTCCAGGGTAAGGCGCTTGCCGACGGCGAGGGTCTGCTTCTTCGCAGAGTTGAGGGCCTCCTGGAGGCCGACGCCGGTCGAGAGTTGTTTCTTGATCGAGACAGGGCCGGTCATGAGGAGGGCCTGAGTCGAGCGGAAGATATCGAGCTTCGGGACGTCGATCGCAGGGATCGCAGAATCGAAGCCAGCGCCCCTCTTCGCCGCGCCGTAGTAGTCGGTGGCGGTCTTCAGGGCTAACCCGCGTCCGGCCGAAACGAGGGCCAGAGCGGAGCGGAGGTAGGTCGGGAACGTCGCGTCGAGGTTCGCCGGGTCGAGGCCCTTATCGAACGCTACAGCGAGGCCAGCCTGGACGGCGGCGGCGTCGCGTACTTGCTTCGCCATGTGATCCTGGGAGAGGCCCACTAGGTTCGCCATTGTGGGCCTCCCTTCAGGATTACTAGGCCGCGCTCGTTCCGTTGAGCGCGTCGGGGTTGGGTGTTGCGGTCTGACGTTGCATTTCCGCGACGAGGCCGCCGAGGAGATCCGTCTCGTCCTTGATCGACTTCCAGTAAGCGACGTCGGTATCCGTGATGCCGGGGATCTTTTCCCACAGAGCCTCGACGGGGACGCTGAGCATCTGGGCCATTTTTCCGAGGGCGTCCACGGTCTGAGCCAGGGAGCGGGCCTCGGTATCGCGCCAGCGCACTTGTGAGGAAGTGTCGATAGCGCCCTGGGCGTCGCCAGCGGCGAGAGACGCAAGGCGGAAGGTCGATTCCCAGGACTCGCCGAAGAGAGTCTCGTATTCGGAGATCTTCCGCTGAGTGCTTGCCTCCATCTGGGCCAGCGCGTCAGCCGAGAGGTTGACGAGATCGCCGGTGAGGATATTCGGCGAGATCTGGGCAACGGCCGCCAGGGTCCGAACCGTGTTGTCGTAAGCGGACATATGGCCGGTGAGCTCGGTCTGAGCGAAGTCGCCAAACTTGGCGCCCTCGGAGTCCGCGATCCATAGGCGGTCGATCGCCGCCTGGAAGGGCTCGACGGCGTTACCGTCTTCGTCCTCGGGGATCGCAAGGCCGGAAGCCCAGCGCTGGCGGAAGCTCGCATACTGGAGCGCGATCAGCGTCGAGAAGACCACTTCGTTTACACGGTCTTGGAGGGTCTTCAGCGGGAGGATAATCCCTCGCGCTTCGCCGTCCAGGCGGTCGCGGAAGCGGACCAGGGGCGTGTAGCCGAGATTGTGATCGTCGACGCGGGACAGCCGCCACTTGTCGGAGTCCTTCGGCTTGGCGAACGTGTAAACGCTCTCCTTGTCGTAGAGCTCGATCAAGCGCGTTCCGTCGATCGTCGTTCCCTTGCGGTTTATGCCTACCTCGGGAAATTCGTCGTCCTCGTCCTGATACCACGCCGCAGAGCGGAGCGGGGAGAGGGGCTTGATCAGCGGCACGCGGCGCGTCTGGAGCGTCCCAGGAAGGACGAGATTGTAAGACGTGCCGTAATCCAGGGCGCCTCGGTGAGTGATGCTCTGGCGGGCGTCCAGGCGGTTCGCTTGCCACCACTGCCAGCCGGTCACGT